GTTTTAAAGGTAGTTAAATGTAATATGAATGGTTATCCTGATATTACTTTATTTAAAGACAATAAAACAATATTTGTAGAGGTTAAAAATGAGAAGGGAATACAAAGCGAAATACAGAAATACATTCAAAAACAATTAGAAAGTAAAGGTTTTGAATATTATTTAGTTAGATCACTTGATGAATTCAAAAATATAGTTATATTTGCTCACACAAAAATTTAAAAATCGTGAATATTACAGGAACATTGAAAGTAAAAAAAGATACTCAGGTAGTATCGGAAGCATTCTCAAAACGTGAATTTGTCTTAACAGTTGTAGATGGTGCATTCTCGAATGACATATTAATTCAGTTGACAAAAGACAAAGTAACATTGATTAACGATATTAATATTGGGGATTTGTTAGAAGTTGAGGTGAATTTGAAAGGCAAAGAATGGACAAGCCCAAGTGGAGAGGTTAAATACTTTAATAGCATCGAATGTTGGAAATTAAGCAAAATATAATAGCAACGTCAAAAACGACGGAGTTAACTATACAGGTTACATACGAAGACAACCATATTATTAAAGGTTTTGTTTTGGTAGGTGATGCTTTCAACAAAGTAGGTGCAATTGACTACTGGTCCACAAGTTCATTTAATATCTCAAAAATAAATTATGTTAATAGACCCAATACTAAAACTACCGAATAGAAAGAACATAGTAACTAAGCATGGAACTTTGTCAGACCTTCATAAAGTTGCAAGAGAATGGTATAGAAGCGAAAAGGATAGTGTGTTTATGCGAGAGTTTGTCATCTACATAGTGAACAATTATAGTACTTTTAAAAGTAAGAAATGACAGTTGAGCTATTCCAATGGATTGAATTAATTGTATACTATGATATTAGGTGTAAAAAATATGACTATATTTATGAAATATTATGTTACAATTAGAGGTTAAAGTTAAAAAGCACATACCTGATGCAGTTTTTGTTGATGGTAGATTAGTTAGTCCATTACCTACAATCAAAGTAGGTTATAAAGTTGTGACCTATAATAACTATGTTGAACTTGCTTTTATTAGGTACGACTTTAAAACGGTTATTGAAGCGATGAAGAACAAGAAAATAATATTGAATTTATGATAGAAGAGTTTAGAGATATTGATAATTACAAAGGCTTATACCAAGTAAGTAATTTTGGCAAAGTTAAAAGTCTAAGTAGAGAAATTAATCAAGGATTCAGGGTTTTTATATCAAAAGAAAAAATATTAAAACATGGTATTAATAGTGATGGTTATTGTTGTGTTGTTTTATATTCTAATAGCAAATCAAAATCATTTAAAATACATAAATTAGTAGCTCAAACATATTTAGAATGTAATAATAATAAGTTAGTAGTTGATCATATTAATAATGATAAATTAAACAACACAGTTGAAAATTTACAATACATAACGCAAAGATTAAATTCATCAAAAGATAAAAAAAACACTTCTTCTAAATATACTGGTGTAAGTTGGAATAAGGAAAAGAAAAAATGGAAATCTTGTATAAGAATAACTGGTAAAATTAAACATTTAGGATATTTTACAGATGAATTAGAAGCTAGTAAAGTATATCAAAAAGAAATAAATGTCAGCAACTAAAGGTAATCAGTTTTGGAAATTAAGAAGTAAACATGGAAGGGATAAATTATTTGAAACTCCTGACTTACTTTTAGAAAGTGCATTTGAATACTTTCAATGGTGTGATGATAATCCAATAATAAAAACAGAATCAACTAAAACAGATAAAGGATTTATTGAAAAGGAAATACCAACACCAAGACCTTACACAAGAGATGCTTTTTTTCTTTACATTGGGTGTTCTGATAATTGGTTAAGAGAATTTAAAAAGACTTGTAACAATGATTTTTTGAGGGTCATTGATGAGATTGAAAAAACTATTGACACAAATCAATTAATTGGTGCAACTGTTGGAATGTATAACGCTAATATTATAGCTCGTATTCAAGGATTAAAAGAACAAACAGAATCAACTAATCTAAATATAAACAAAGAAGTTAAAGAGTTATCAGACGAAGAAATTAAACGTATTGATGAAGCATTAAATAATGAGTATTAGCGAAAATGATATAATTAAAAGAAAATGTGAAACTTCATTAGAATTTTTTGTTAGATACTTCTTTAAGAAGAAATTTGGTAAAAAATTTATAATGAATGAACATCATTATATTATAATTGAAACACTTGAAAAGATAGCTAAAGGAGAATTAAAACGAGTTATTTTCAACATTGCACCTAGATACTCAAAAACTGAATTAATAGTTAAGAATTTTATTAGTTGGTGTTTATCATTAAATGATTCAGCTAAATTCATCCATTTATCATATTCTGAACAATTAGCACTTGATAACTCCGAAGAAATAAAAGATTTAATATCTAGTTCAGAATATCAAGAAATATTCAAATTAATAGAAATAAAGAAGGATTCAAGAGCAAAAAATAAATGGTACACTTCTAATATGGGCGGTATTTTAGCTCGTTCATCTAGTGGACAAGTAACAGGTTTTGGAGCTGGCAGAGTTGAAGAAGAAAACGAAATAAACGAATTTATAACCGATTTAGAAAAGTATAAAAACTTTGGAGGTGCAATTATAATTGATGACCCTATAAAACCTGATGATGCTAATTCTGATACTGTAAGAGATAAAATAAACTATAAATTTGAAACAACTATTCGTAATCGTGTTAATAGTAGAAATACTCCGATTATTGTGGTTATGCAAAGATTACACGAAGAAGATTTATGTGGTTATTTACAAGACTTAGAGCCTAATGAATGGACTGTTATATCTATGCCAGTAATAAAAGAAGACGGTACGGCATTATGGGAACATAAACACACAGTTGATGAGTTAATGAAGATAAAACAAGCTAATCCATTTGTTTTTGAAACTCAATACATGCAGAATCCAATTACTCAGGAAGGTATTTTATTTCCTATTGCACAACTTCAAACTTATACAGAAATAGATACTAATAAAATAGAACAATTATGTGCATTTGTAGATGTTGCAACTTCAAAAGGTGGTGATTATCATTGTTGTTTAATTGGTGGTATTATAGATAAAAAACTTTATATTTTAGATTGTATTTATACAAATGAAGGTTCTGATATTAATATTCCTAAAACTGCTGAATTACTAAATAAATGGAATCCTGAATTTGTAAGAGTTGAGAGCAATGGTGTAGGCTCATTGTATTCTAATCAATTGCAACCTTTATTAAATTATACTCAATGTTTACCTTGTCATCAATCAGTAAATAAACAAGCTAGGATATATCAAAACGCAATGTTAGTAAAACAGTTATGTGTATTCAAATCTAATTCAACTTTACAAGAAGATTACAACCTATATTTTAAGCATTTTATTAGATATAAAGTAAATGTAACAGATCAAAAAGACGATGGAGTAGATTGTACGGATTCTTTATTAAATATGTCAAGGTCGTTCTATTTAGAAAGTTTTTAAAGGGTTACAAGCTTATCAATCTCACTTCTAGTATAACCACTATTTAACAACGTGCTAATTGCATCTGCTTTCATTTTAAAGTTTTCAGCTTGTTGCTTATCATTTTCTTTCATTACTTCAATATGTGAATAGTCAAGTTCTAATATCAAACCTTTAGCAGTTAAACCTAATCTATTTGATAAATTAAAACAAAGTTGTTCTGACTCAGGAATAATTCTATTTTGATATGTTTGTCGTAAAGCTTCATTCATATTTGAAAACTTAGCATTATTAAGATTTGAGTAAATATCTGCATTATGACCGTAAGCATCAATAATACTTTTAAAATCCGCTTCGACCTCTTCAAACAACATTAAGTCTTTTGTAGGAAAACTCATTGACTGCCACGATAAAGGCGAACCAGTCATGATTAAAGAGCTTTGTCCATCATGAATACCGTAATCGTTTGAGTGTTGTTGTTCTATTCTTTGTCTTTCTGTATTGTTTAATGGAATACCTCCACTTGCATCTTTTGAAGCACTTGAAAGAATACCCAACGCTCCTGATTTAACTATTATTTTATTTCTAAAACCGTATGCACCACGAATATTAGATATAGGCATAGTTAACGAATGCAAAGGACTTAAACCCATTAAAGGGTTATTAGGGTTAACTATTTGAGAAAATATAATATCATTTACTTCATAAGTTGTTATACTTCCATTGCTTTCTTTTACTTCATATCTTTCTATAATATCTTCAATATTGTTTTGTTTAACATACTTACCAGTCTTAACAACCTTAACATAAGCAGAATTAAGATTCACTAAAGTAGATGGAAAAGCACTATTATACGCTCTATTGATATAGATAAATTGATTACCATATATATTTTTTTGTATTTGATAATCCATTAACCAACTATTTTGATTTTGTACAGGGTTCGGATTAGCTAATAATTTTAATGCTTCATGATTGTCTTGAATTTCACCTTTAAGATTTTTAACTACAAATCGACCATTTGATAACATTTGAGCATCTTTATTTATAACTATCGAAAGTTGCGGTGTTGTACGATATAACTCGAATTCATTATCATTAATACTTACATACTCCTCTTTGGTAGTTGAATAGTTTTGATTAAAGTATTGTAAAGGAGTTGTTTTAGTAAATCTATTCGTTCCGATGTTGTAAATGCCTTGTCCTAAAATTTGAAGAAAATTCATATAAATATATTTTTTTAACAAATTTACATATTATTATATAAAAATGATTATTTTTGTTAAAAGATTAACACTCTATGGAAAAAGAAGTTAAGATAATAGATATTAAAAAGCTGAAAAAAGACAAGCTAAAACAAATTAATTCAACTGAAATAGTTAAGAAATGACTTTAGAAGAAATATTAAAAGATAAGCAAGAAGCTATTAATATCAAAAAGAGTGCATATAAACACTCTGACAACGTTTGTAATCATATCATTAAAGATGGTGATGAAAATGTAACGAAAATAATATTAGAAGATGAAGAACAAAACAATACAGTTAAAGTAATAGCAAACACTTACTATTGGTTAGATTCTCATGGAGATGTTCACGTTAAAGGTTGTTTTACAAAATCAATCAAAGAAAGTACAAACAAAATATTTCATTTTGATAATCATGAACATTCATTTAATTCTAAGGTAGGTAAAGTTAAATCTGTTAAAGAAGTAAATGTTAACTGGTCTGATTTAGGAGTTGAAAAGGAAGGAAAAACTATTTGTGTTATTGGTGAAACTGAATTGATTGAAGATTATAATTGTCAAGTTTACGATGCTTATAAAAACAATGAAGTAAATCAACATTCAGTAGGTATGCAATATGTTAATCTACAAATTGCGGTTAAACAACCTCAGGAAGTTGAAGCATATAAACTATGGAATGAAATTTATCCAATGTTAGGTAATCAAGAATTAGCTGATAAGATGGGTTATTTTTGGGTAGTTAAAGAAGCAAAATTAAAAGAATATAGTTGTGTATTGTGGCAAGGATCAAATTCACTTACACCAACTGTTAAAAATATTGAAGCCGTTGAAGACACTTCAAAAATCGAGCCGTTGAAAGACACTCAAAACGAACAAAAACAATTTTTTATTAACTTATTAAAAAAGTAACAAATGAACAAATTTGAAACATTCCTACAAACAAAAGGAATTACAACTGAAGTATTCGCTACAAAAACTGCTGAAGAGTTAGCAGGATTGTATAACGAATTTAACGAAGTTCAGGCAACTGAATTAAAATCTTTAGTAGATGGAAAAGCTACAAAAGAAGATATTGAAAAAGCTGTTTCTGAATTGAGAGATGCTCAAATGGAGCAAATGAAGAACCTTAATGAAGCATTGAAAGAAATCGGTCTTTCTATTAAAGCTAATAAAGAAGGTAATTCAACAGTAAAAGAATCTTCTATTAAAGAAGCTTTAAAATCTAACTCTGATGCTATCAAAACGTTGAAAGACAATAGAGATGCTCAATGGGTTAAAATGACTGTTAAGGCGGTTGGTACAATGTTAGAAAGTGCTAACGTATCAGGCGGTAACGTTCCAGTAGAACAACGTATTCAAGGATTAAATGCTATCGCTTCAAGACGTATTCGTTTAATGGATTTAGTTTCAAGAGGTAAAGCAACATCTAATCTTATTTCATGGGTTTACCAATCAGGTAAAGAAGGGACTGCTGGTGGAACTGCTGAAGGTGCTACAAAAAATCAAATTGATTTTGATTTAGTTGTTGCTTCACAAGTTGTTGTTAAACGTTCTGCATTCATCAAAGTATCTACTGAAATGTTAGAAGATATTGATTTTATTGAGTCTGAAATTCAAAACGAATTATTAAGAGAATTAAACAAAGATGTTGAGTTAACGGCTTATTCAGGAAATGGAACTGCTCCAGCAATGAACGGAGTTAGAACAACAGGAACTGCATTTGCGGCTGGTGATTTCGCTTTAGCAATTGATAACGCAAACGAAGCTGATGTTTTAGTTGTAGCTATCAATCAAATTGCTATCGCTGAACAACCAGAACCAACTGCTATTTTGATGCACCCAACAGATGTTGCTAAATTATTAGTAATTAAAGTTTCTGCTACTGACAAACGTTATGTTGAAAGATTACAAATGATTGCTGGACAACTTTCTTTAGATGGTATTCCAATCGTTAAAACTACACTTGTAACTGCTGGTACTTATTTAGTTGGTGCTTTTAATTTAGCAACTCTTTATGATTTAGGTACTTTATCTATTGAAATGGGGTTAGATGGAAATGATTTCACTAAAAATCTAAGAACTATAATAGCTGAGTATAGAGGTGCAATGGTTGTTAAAAACAATGATCGTACTGCATTCGTTAAAGGTACATTCTCAACTGATAAAGCGGCTTTAGAAACTGCATAATATTAATATAGGGAGTTTGAAATATAACTCCCTTAATTTTATTTAAGATGGCAAAGAAAGTTATTAGCGAAGTTGTAGAATTAGAACATTTTGACGGAGAGTTAGAATTTGAATGTACTGGTAAATCTAAACACTTACCAATAAAATTAAAGGTTAATTTACATTTTGATTTGGCTAAGTTGTTTAAACGTTTAGGATATATTAAATAATGAGTATAGTTTTAAATAGTGATTTTGTAAATAAATATGAGTTAACGTTAACTCAGTTTAATACTTCTTTGATTGATAGTTATATCGCAAAGTATGAAAAAGAATACCTAATTAAAATGTTAGGTAAAGCTTTATATGATTTGTTTATTGCTAATTTAGTTAATGGAGTTCCAACGAGTGCTATTTATCAAACTATATTTAACCCTTTATATGTTGACACTTTTGTAAATGGTGAGGTTGAATCTAACGGAATTAAAGAAATGTTATTAGGGTTTATCTATTATCATTATACTTTAGACACGCAACAACAACAAACTTCCGTTGGAGTTACTGCTCCCAAAAGTGAAAATTCAGAAGGTATAAACTTAAATAGTATATCAATAAGCAGATTTAACGACAATGTAAAATCTTATAAAACTATTCAAAGTTACATACAACAAAATTCAAGTAGTTACCCTACATTTAACGGTAAAGATTTAAAATACGAATACTTTTTATGAAAGACATTTTCGACATAGTAAAAGACGAAATAATTGATAAAATTGATTTAACTGTTAAAGTTATTTCTGTTTCAAATGTTGGTTCTATTTTTACTATTGAATTATGTGATAATAAATGGGTTCGAGTTAATCAATACCTTAACAATGGAACTCACAATTGGTTAATTACTGCTATTAATTCAAGCGGAATTATTACTGCAACAAAACCAACTGGCTCATCAAACATTACTAAACGACAAATATTAACCATTAAAGAACCTACATTTATGTCAGGTACTAAATTAGCAGTTAATAGTGAGTGGTTAAGTTTAACGAATGATATGCGAAATAAGTTACCATTGATTTGGTTACTAGAATCTATTGAGGAGCAAGAGTTTGGTATTAAGTCATCTATTGAAAGAAAATCAAAAATAAGAGTTTTATTTTTAGATGATAATAACCCTAAGCAATATCTTATCAAAGATTATCGTAAAAACGTTGTAAGTCCGATGTTGGGGTTAAAAGATGGTTTTGTCGATGCTATCAATAAGAATCTAATTTTCGATTATATTGAAAGTTGGAGTTCAAAACCGTTTACTCGTTTTGGTACTGAAAATGAGAATGGATATTTAAACAATATACTAGATGCTGATTTATCAGGAGTACAACTAGATATAAGTTTACCTATCTACAAAAGAAAAGAATGTAAATGTTAAATTTTAAAATTATAAAAAAATGAGTGATTCTTGTTTATGTGGTGTTGGAATGAATAATACAGGTTTAGCGACTTGTCTTCCAGCCTTTAAAAAAACTACTGGTATGTTTTTAGTTCCTTTATTTGCGAACGATGGAACGAGAAACAGTATTGATATGTCAACAACTATTAGTTTGTCTGCTAAATTAAACAATGCTGATAAATCTAAACGTTTTTATCCTATTCAGGATTTGAAAGATGTTGAGCTTCCAGTTGCTGATACAAAGTTTAAAACTTACAAAGATGGTACTAAACGTAAATTAGCTGATGGTGTTCGTTCATTCAAGGCTACTATGCCTGAGGCTTCAAGTGTATTAATCGGTAAATTACAAGGTGTTTCATGTGAGAAATTCGGAGTTTATTTATTCGATATTGATGGACAATTAAGAGGTTTAAAAGATGGCACTTTACTTTATCCAGTTGAGATTGGCGGATTTGATGCAATATTCAAAGATGCAACAGATGACGAAGTAAACGAAGGTATGATTCAATTTGATTTTGATATTTTATTGAAAATCGCTAAGTTTTGGATTTTGTCTACTACTGACTTAAATGTTAACCCAAATGAAACGAGCGGTTTAATTGATGCTAATTTAGTTGAGGTTTCAAGTGGTGCAACATCTACTGTATTAAAAATTAGTTCAGATTTCGGAAGCGGTTTAGCTTCAAACCCAGCTCCAATTGTTGGATTGGTTACTGCTGACTTCTCAGCTTATAACGATACAGATGCTTTAGCAGTTACTGTAACTGTTGCAGAATCTACTACAATTGATGGACAGTATACAATTACTTACACAGCTCAAACAGTAGCAGACAAAGTAACGTTTAATGTGTTGCCAGCTTCAGGATTTGAAGGAAGTCTTCAAGTAACTATCTAATGAGATATAAGATTGATTTTAACCCAATTCATTTAACTATGGATTGGGTTAATTTTAAAGAGTTATTCTCACACGTTGACGAAAACTATTTAAAATCGGAATGGGAAAAGGCAAACGGAAAGATTAAGAAAACAAAGAAATAAAAAAAACCCTAGTATTAATTTACTAGGGTTTTTTGTTATTCATGAGTAGAATAACTTGTATTATTATCTACTTTAATTGTTTCGGTGTAGTTAATCGTATTGTCAAATCTTGACGTTACATTTACCGAATATTCACCTTTGTTTAATATAATAATATCAAAATCGGTATTATTCATTTTTAAATCTTCAAATTCACTAGATTTAACCGTTATAGGTTTACCCGAATCATTCGTTATTGTTAATTCATACGTTTTGTACTTTCCACAACTAAATGCTAGTAATGGAATAAATAATAATAGTTTTTTCATTTTAATCAATTGTTTTAATCGTTAATAATGCTTTAATAATTTTTAATATGTCCTCTTTTATTAAAGGATCATTTGAGATTATCGTTATCTCATTGTTTTCATCAAATAGTATTTCCATACTTCAAAACTATAAATTATAATCATTCAAAAATCAACGTGTTAAAATATTAACGTATTAACGTAAATTTGTTTAAATTTGTATTGTGGCTATTGGTAAAACAAAATTAGATGAATTATTACAACGTGGTAAACTTTTAAAAGAGTTAGATGCGTGGAATAGTTCGTTTAATGAAATGACAAA